ATTTCTATATCTGTTTTTAATTTAGCATATACTCTACCCGTATTTTCATATGCATTATCTAACAATTTAAAATTATAGTCAACCTCGCTAGCTACATATTGTTTATTATAACCCAACGCGTTGCTCTTGTTTAATTGTTGTATAAACAGATTAACTTTTATATTTTTATCTTCCATGTTAATTATTTATTTTCCACCTAAAGTACCAAGCATGCTTGCTGCGCTACCTATAGCTCCAGTTATTGCTGCGGTAGAATCTGCTCTTGCCTGAGCAGCTGCTCCACGTAAAGCACCAATTTGATTAGACAATCTATTAAGTTGCTGCATGTCTCTAGCTTCTTGTTGTTGAAACACAAATTGATCACCTGAAACTTCTGCTTGTTGTAATCTTTTAGCTTCCGCTACTTTTTGTTGTTGTAATGTAGCTTCACCTTGAGCTCTTTGTTTTTCATTAGCAGCTTCTTGTTGTTCTATACTTGCTGCAACTCCTTTTTTAGACTGTAAAGCCGCTTGAGCTAAAGCTGTTGCACCACCTGCACCACCACCTGTAGCTCTAATAGTATCAAGAGTATTAGCCAAAGCTATATCTGTTTGTTCAATTTGCATTTCTGCAGCTTGTGTAGCTACACCTAAACTAGCAAAAGGATTAGACATCATACTACTTAAATCCGTTATGCTTTCATAAGGATTTATGATTTCTTGTCTGTTTTCTTCAAGTTGATTCAGTTTGTATTCTAGAGCTCTAGCTTGATTTTCTCTACGCCTAGCCTCTCTTTTAGCTGCGCTAGCTCCAAAAATACCTCCTGCAATTGATACAACGCCTCCTATAATTGCTCCTGCTGGCATAATTTTAAATTTTTATTATTAATATCCATTATTATTTGAATAGTTTGTGGCAACAGAGAATAATTGTTTTTCTGCGCCTACATTAGTTACTGAGTCTGTAATCATTTGTACAGTTAAATAATAACCTTTTAAACCACTTATTTGATTACCAAATACAACCTCGCTTCTCATAGCAGCTGAGTCGTTTACTAAGTTTGATGTATAGTTATTTTCTTTTCTATTAAAACCAGCATAATATCTAGGTACCGCTGGGTTGTTTGTTCCAAAACCATTTGGTGGTGCTAGGTTGTAGTTAGCTCTAGTTATTACGTTTCCATTAGAATCATAAGCATATTCACCACCTAAATAACTAAGTATTACTTGACCATTGTCATTATTGTCTATATATACACTGCTTGAAGAAACCGATTGATCTTGTCCAGTAGGATCAGATATAACACTTGCGGCTGACCAACCGTTGCTTCCCTCGTAATTTATAGTTTTAAAATATTTTGATCTAGTAGGTTCTGGGTTGAAAATAAAAGTAACACTAGATCTATTATCAACTCCATAAAAATTAGCTCTATTAACATTAGTAGAATAATGCTTATACAGTTTATCACTATTTGTAGTGTAAAAATTATTTCTAACACTAAAGGCTTGATCTGGCCTGTAGTCATAGAAACTTGTCCAACCACCTACTTGCTCGTCCCATGAAAGAGTATTAAAGCTAGGTTTTAATGTTTTACTAGCATCCTGTTGTGTAGAAACTACATATTGACTATTATATAAATCCCAACCACCAATTATAAATCCTGGTGTACCAGCTAAATCTAATTGATTTAATTCATCTCTAAAATAATCTCTCATGCCTACGCCTGAAATTTCAGCAATATTACCTCCAGATAATTTTAATATAACATTGTTATTTTTGTCTGCAAAATATTTATTAAATCCATAAACCGCAAAACTTTCAGGGTTTTTACTAATACCGTATTTACCTGGAAAAGGTTGTATAGTTCCTATTACTAAATTAGAATTAGTTATCGCACCACCACCTTCAGCAGAATATATAGCGTCTTTATCTATTAAAGCTCTACTAATTTTATTTTCTTGAAATATTATTAAATTAGTGTCTTCAGCATATAGTTTTTGTATAGATCCATTTGCTGGGTCAGTTGATTTAATTATATCTTGACCTGTTGAAAACACGTTTGTATCATTTACACCAGTTCTTGAATTATATATACCTGAATATATTAAAGAATTAAATCTAATGTAACCGTTTGGATCTTCTTCAACTAAATAAGCTTTTGCACCATAAGCAGTAGATGTATTATTATAACCACCTCTAATTCTACTTTCTTCTATAGCCCAGTTTTCTTCTTGTGTAGTAAGTCCTGATATTATAGGATAACCTGATTTATCACTAGGAATACCATAAGAACCCATCCACACAGGTTGTGATTGATTTATTGTCTTTTTTAATATAAAATTATTAAAGAATTTTACCTCTACTATAGCTCCCATTTATTATTATTACTTATTTTTTCACTAAATTACGCCATTATATATTAACACTGGCTTTTGTGTGTATTTTTTTCTTGTTTTTTTATTACAATTACAATCTTTTTTTATAAAATTTCTCCAATATAAAGCATGCTCTTGTTTAAAATCATGTGGATACTTAGGATATGTTTTAGCAAATCTTTTTAAATAATAAGTATTAGGTTCATTTTCATTTATATAATCTACTACAAAAAAATCCACTAAACCTCTTTCTTGAACATTTTTTATTGACTTAACTAATTGTTCTTCATTACCTGAACCTGTTATAAAAATATCTATATCTTTTGTTTCTTTATTATTTAAAACACCTCCTATAAAATAAAGTTTATATCCTTGCCAATTTTGATTATGTATTTTATTAATTACTTCTTCAATTTTTTCAGCACTTATCATTACACTATTTCAAAGTTATAACTAGTTATATTAACTAAATAAGGATCATTACAACCAAGACCGTCACAACCACAAGGTGAAGGATTAGATCCAGTTCCATAATTATAGCACCAACCTGGAGTTCCAGCTCCATCAATACCACCAAGCCAATAAGTATCTAAGCTACCACTTACATAACCTAATAAAGTATTTAAACCAGTTTGATCTGGGGTGTTTTGTTGGAAGAAGAAAAAGCTTCCAGCATAACTACCATAAGCTGATTGAGAAGATGTGTAGGCATTTGTTTTATCAAGAGTAACATTTGTTCCGTCTGCTAAGGTATTTATACCACCTACATAAGCATACCAACCTCTATTACCACTAATACCACTAGTAGTTACAGCCATTACAAGTACACTGTAACCACCACAATCATATGTACCATCAACACATCTAAACACTTGCTCAGCATAAGAAACGTTTTCTCTTACATCAATATTAAGAACATAGTTTGCGGTAGGTGTTATGCCAGAATCAGTACCTGTAACTGTTAAAGTATAAATATCAATAGGCATAGAACTATTTTGTATAGCTACAGTTGCTTGAATATTTTTAACTAAAGTTCCAGTTACTATAGCAGTATTTAAACTAAAGTAATTACTACTTGTAACATCTGTCCCCGTGCTATTTAATACGCTTAAAGTTATATCTAAATCATTAGTTCTTAAAGCTACATTAGCAGCTCCGTTTACAAAATCACAAGTACCTTGAGTTGTGGTTATTGTTCTATTAGTATAAACTGTAGATCCACTTAAAGGAGATTCTGTTCCAGCAGTACCTGGAGTTATTTGAACACCTCTTTGAGGAGGCATATTATCTGGACCAGCGCTTTCAAAAAAGCTATTACTTGATATATTTCCACCAACAGTAGTTGTAGTATTTATTTTAAAAGTAAAAAGCCTAACATTAGCATTGTCGCCAAAAAATACGTTGTTCCAATAATTACTTGTTATTTGTATATTAAAATCACCTGGATTTGGATTTGTAAGTGTAAAATAAGGTCCACCATTTGATGCTAATTGTCTATCTACACCGTTAGCGTCAATTGCTGATTCAAGAGTAACACTAGTAATATCTGCATTATCTATATCAACTCCAAAACTATCAACTAAGGTAAAATCAGATTGTAATATGTCTTCAGCTGAAAAAACCATACCACCAGTAAATTCGTCCCATGGAGATGTGTTGAAGCTACTTAAACCAGCAGCACCTTCAGCTGAATTAATAATTAAATTATTTAAATCACTAATTAAACCAGCACTAGTTGTTTCCCAAAATATATCTAATAATGAATCTACAGGTTCTGTTTCATAAACTGATAAATATTGAATACCAGGTCTTTTTAAATTACCTAAATTAGGATTTGCAAAACCTGGACTAAAAAATAAAACAGTATCTACAGGTAAAGTAATATTGTATGGACTGTTAGATGAATCTACTATGTCTAGTGTATTAGTACCTGCATTAAAAGCTGTCACAAAAACACCTTCAGGAACACCTATACCGCTAACAAAATCACCTGGAGTTATATTTCCTATTACATTTTTTAAAACAAAAGAACTAGCATCGGTAACCACTGCGTTCGTAAGTGAACTAGCTACATCAAAATTAGTAGTAGCTGTTTGACCTATTTGTTTTTCTGTACTTATTTTAGCTATCAAAGGATTTGATTCTAACGCGTAAAACTGTGGAAAATAATTAGGTCTTGGCGGATTAGCTGCATTATAAGCAAATAAATCATCTATAGTAGAAACTGTAGAAACAGTATCGCTTGATCTACCTGGATAATAAGGAGTGTTAGTTAATCCTATATTTTGTATATCTACACCGCTATATGTTACGGTTGTAGCTGTATTTTCAACTCTACCAAACAATTGAACAGAGCTTCTAAACTGTCTTTGTTCAGGTCCAAGCTCTGTTAAATCTCTTGGTACTTTATTAATATTATCATTTATTAAGCTAACAAAAGATGTACCGCCTAATTCTAAAGTTTGATCTTCAGGATATGAAGACATAATACCTGGTAAATAAACATTGTAATACTCTTGTTCTGTTTGTTTAACTACTATTTTATAAGAATACCAACCTAATGGATTATAGTTTTTATCTGTTGTATCGCTATTATATAATCCAGGCCATTTAGTAATATTATTTTTTTGACTAGGAGCTAATGGTTGATTAAATAAAACTTTTAAACTATCACCCGGCCAAGTTTCTTGTTGAATAGCTTCAGTATTATAAGCTGAATATATTGTATCACCAACAAAAGAAGAACCTCCAACCGCGCTTATTGTGTCGTTATTAGATAATATAACACTAGACTGTCTACCATATCTATCTGATAAAACAACTCCAACTTGATAGTTTCTATTTTGTTTTAAAGAAGAATTAGGATATTCTATTTTTGTAACATTTTGTGTATCTGGACCAATTGGATTAAAAACTAAATCAGTACCAGCTAATGTAGCTAAAGTAATTGCGTTATTAAAAGTAACTGTACTAGTAAAATTACCACCTGTAACCTGCGTATTAGCAGGTATAGTTGCGCTTCCATCAGATGTAGTAACAATGCTACCTACTTGAATAGTACCTGTAACAGTAGAAATACCTACTGTAGCACCAGCAGTATAAGTACCAGCTGTACCTTTAGCTGTTCCAGTTTTTAAATCAAAATCATCTTTAGCACTTGCTGCTACATTATAATCAATTGTTTCTAAAGGAGTATGTTTGTTTTGAAAATTACCATAAATAACTCTATTACCTGATATTTCTTGTGACAATGCTCTAACAGGAGTTTGATCAAAAACTCTTATTATTTCATCATCTGGTAAAGTTTTAAAAGGTTTTTTAGATAAATACTTATAGTCATAATAATCGTTAGACGCACTAGCGCTTACTATATCGGCTAAAGTAACTGTATCTATAACTTTAACAGCTAGTCCATCAGATTCTTTATAAAGTATATCTAGTTCTGTAACTTTTAAACTAGAACCTAAAGAATTTGCCGCAAAAGGTAACGGAACTTTTAAAGTTATTTCATCTGTTTTATTTTCCATAAAAGAAACAACTGTACTTCTAAAACTATCTGTTTGATCATCTTTACTAGGAATAGGATAAGTACCAGTATTATCATGTTTTACATACATGAAATATCCATCTTGTTGAGGTATAAAAGCAGCTTGAGTAAACGGAGCCATTAAAGAATATTCACCATCTTCAAATTTAAACCTATAACTAAATCTTACAAATTTATCTTCTAAATAATCTTCATCACCAGCAAAATTTTTATCATAATAAGGATTAGCGTTAAATACTAACTCAGTGTTATCATCTAACGCAGTAACAGTTCCACTAGCAACTAATACTCCAGTAGTTGCATTGTATGAGTCAACAGTTGTTCCAGTGCTAGTCATAACTCCAGTACTACTATTTATATAAGAAATAGTTGCACCTGTTGCACTATAAGGATTTGTCACACCTAAACCGCTTTGTAAAATATCACCTTTTATATTGTCAATATCTATATTAGTACCACCAGCATGAGAACCTCTACAAAAAGCAGATCCACCATTAGGCATAAACTTTGAAGTAACATCTTTCATGGTTGTTTCATAAGGAACAGTTGCGGCTGAACCTGCGCTTTCTTGCCATAAGTATATTGGATTGTATGGATTATATTTTGCAACACTAATTTGATCTTCAGTGGTATAATGACCAACACCTATTTCTTCAGCTTTTTGTACATTTATAACTCTAGGTTGATTTCTATTATCGGTAAAAAATAATAAAGTTTCTAATAAATTAATACCATATATAGGATGTGATTGTGAAAAATTTAAAAAAGCACCTTGAACTAAAATAATTCCTGATGAAGTACCAATAGTAGCACCAACATTATATTTTATTATAAAATTATTAGCTGAACTACTATATGTTAAAAACTGTGGTTTAGGATCATCGTAGTCTGTTAAAAATAAAAATATACATTGATCAACCTCGCTTGTTAAATAACCAATACATCTTAAGTTAGTAACACCTGTGAGTGTTCCAAAATCTAATGCAAGCTCGTTACCAAGCACGTTTTCTAATGACCCAACATTAGGACCTTCAGATTTACTTACCTGTATGTTTTTAGCATCTCTATATTCTCCATTTGGTAATAAACGAGCATCTAGGTCTTTATTAAGTTTACCTTTTAAAAAAGTATTAATACTTTGTGCCATTAAATTTTAGTGTTTAATCCATTTAGATTTACCTCTCATTACTTGAATAAATTCATCAAGTTTAATATTAGATAATCTTATTTTAGCGTTACGCAAAGCAGCGTATCTATCTTTTTTGTATCTTTGAACTATACCCTCTGGTTGATTAGCTCTTACTGAAACTATATTATACAATATACTTTTGTACATTGCGTCTTCAACTAATTTTGGTACTCTACTATCTAAATCATAAGCTAAACCATCAGATACATATTCTACTACTATTAATTTATCTCTTAAATTACTTGAAAATGTAAATTTTCCATCTCTTTCATCTATTCCAAACCAACCATTTATTTGAGCTAGTTTTGGATCTATACCGTATAATCTACCCCAATTCCAAGGACCATTTAGACTATATAAGTCTGGATTAGCAAACCCATAGTAATCATAATCTCTATACCATTGTCCATTTAATAATTTATCATTAGCATTACCCCATCTTTCAATTGTTTGAGACGTGCCTTCTAAATTTTCTCCAAGATTATCTTGAGTAGGTATACCATCATCATCTTGTAAAGGTGTACTGTAAGGATCAGTAGTTAAATTATTTGCAGGATAAATCGGATGTTTTACACCCATATCGTCTATCCAATCAAAACTAACGTAATTTACATAGTCTTGAGGTATTACTAAAGATAAACTCTCAGGTATTGTTAATTCTTGAGATTTTATACTTTTTAAAGTATCATAACTAAATTCTTGTAAAGATCTTTTAGCAAAAAATACAACATCAGATTTTTTACATGTTTGTATTATTTTACCATCACCAACATAACCTACCATAAAGTTATCTATTATATCACCTAGTTTTATATAAGCATAACTACCATAGTTTTCTTCTACTGTATCACCAAAAGCTTTTTCAGGATTAGTATTACCGTAGTTACCACCTTCTAGTGATTTTAACTGTACAACTAAATATACACTAGCAGGTAGACTATCTGTTATAGTTATAACATTATTAATTACTGTATAAGCTGATGTATATTCTGTCCAAGTTCCTGGAATGCCTTGAGTACTTGTATATACTTTAAAATTATTTTTAACATAATCAGCTGTATTTGGATCATAATTACCAAAAACTAAATCTGTATTAAAAGTGGTAGTAAAAGCCTGATTAAATAACGCTCCTGTTGATTTTCCTCTGAAAGCCTGAGCTCCAGCGTAATATTGTTGATTTGTTTCAGTTACTAATGCCATTATGATTTTTCGTTTTGTTCAACTTTACTAGCTTCTTGACTTGCTGTTTGAATTATTGTAGGGTCATTTATTATGACACCAGCATATTTTAATATACCTATTATAATATTACTTTGCTCAGATACGTCTAATTGAAAATCTGTTGACGACGTAGAGTCATATAAATATTGACCTAGTGTTCCAACTGTAAAACCCCATATTGGAGCTACAGGTTTTAAAATACAATTAGCAGAAACACTATTAGGTTTAGGATCTATTTTGATTATAACTTCCGGTGATAGAGCTGGAGATATAGTTGCATTTGTTAAATAAGCCAAAGGATATTGACTTGTAGGAGCAGTAAGTTTTGATCTTGTTATTTTATCAAACTCATTTTTACTTACTAGTTGAGTTATAGAGTCGTATCGAGGTTGTCCTGTGTATGTAGATATTATTTCACCAATATTGTATAATGTTCCGGCACCAGTGTTATTAAATTTCCAACCATCATTTGCTGTGTTATAAGCAAAAGGTTGATTGCCTTCAAATGGAAACAACTTGTATGAGTTGTTTTTATACATGTTAAAGAAGTCGGTATCGTTTTGAGTGTTGTTTTGATTTTGACGATTTAATTGATTTCCATCTGGAAAATACGATTGAAATATTTCTTCTTGCACCTGTGTTGCCAAGCTATTAAATTCCGCTGGTGGAATATAACCTCTTTGCTCTTTGTTTAAAACGTACAAGACTGTTGTATATACTGTATTTACATTTACCGCCATTATATTCTTTTTAATTATAACATAGAGGCAGCTTTCACTACCTCTATATTATTATCACTTGTTAATTAAGTTTTTTATCTATAGATTTATAGATTTCTACACCTTCGTCTGTTTTTAAGAAAGCCGCAAATGCAGAATATGGATTTTCATCAAATGGCACGTTCATTAATTTTCTATCAGTTGATCCCCAGAAGAAAGTTCTTTGATCTTGTGATAGCTTTATAATGCCGTTTTCTTGAGCTTTAATTGCAAAATTTCTAAGCTGAACATTTTCATCATTAGCTAGTGATATAAATAATTTTGGATTATTCTTAGCAAATACTAATAAATCTCTTTTAAGTTCTTTAGAAGTCATAGAATTTACTTGTGAACCTAATTCTACTCTCATAATTGCTTCTGCTTGATCAATATCTATTGTTCTTGCAGCATTTAAAGCATCTATTTCCATTTCTAAATCTACTAATTCATCTTTAGCTACTTCTGCAGCGCTAAATTCATAGTAAAGTTTATTTTTTAAAGGGTGGTATAAACTCAACAGTTTTTGTAAAGCTATTTTATTAGCTGGAACTGTTAGTTTACCATCTCTAAACATTATATGTCCTAATGTTGCTTCACCTTCTTGTTCATCTACAAATGGTGAACTCATATTAGTAGCATATCTTAATTCTCTTTGTCTTTGTTGATCAGAATCAAAATATAATAATGCATGTTTTTGTGTATGTTTTGAAGGTATAGTTAATGTTAAAGGTGTTTTACTACCAGTAAGTAAATAAACTCTTTCCTTCACTTCCCATTGTGGCTTTGCCACTTTTTCTTTTTTTGACATAATATAATATAATTAAATAAGTTAAAGGTATTGGGCGCCGAAGCGCCCTTACCTATATAAATCACTACACTCCTTTGAATAATACAAAGTTGTTAGCAGCTTGAGTAACTAAACATCTTTCAGATAAGAAGTTTACTTGCATTGCATCAAGTGTTGAAGTAAATGCACCACCGGCAGAACCAGTAATCCAAGACTTCATTCTTCTATCATCAGCTTGAGAAGCTCTATATCTTACGTGTAAGAAAGGTCTTCTAATGTTAGTACCTAAGATTTGATCATAAACTGTAGAAGTTCCAGCAGGTACTAATACACCTTCGATTGAATTGATACCAGAAATAGCACCTCTTGTAGAAGCGTCATTTAAGTATTTCCAATCAGTTTTGTAAAAGTCATAAGAACCTCTTCTAAATCCAGAGAAACCTAAATTAAGTGCCATTTCTTCAGAGTTTTCAAATAAACCGAAAGCAACACCACCAGCGAATCCGCCAGAAATATTAGCTAACATATCATCAAAATCTAAAGCAGTTTGTCTTTGTAAGAAAAGCATGTTTTCTTCAATAGCACCTTGAGTATCTAAGTTTTTAAGAATAGCGTCGAAATCATCAAGACCTGCAGCAGCAGTAAATCCTACTTGTACATTACCTCTTTCTTCAATAGCAGCAAATAAACCTTGCGAGCCTGGTAATTTAGATGCTTGGTAATCACCAGCACCTGCAGCCGCGTTTAATTCACCTTCTACCATAGCCATTTCTAGGTAATCTTCAAATCTTAATCTTGTTTCAGATTCAGCTTTTAAATACCATAGGTATCCAGAAGCACCGTCTTCACTAGCAACTTCAACCCAACCGATTTGTGCCATATCAGAACCATTAACTTGGTATTGGCTTCTAATAATAACTGGTGAGTTAGCATATTGAGTGAAAGATGGATCTACAGATATTCTTTCAGCACTAGCACCTGTAGCAGTACCATCTAAAATAGAACGACCTTTGCTGTAAGCAGAACCATAAACAAATACTTTGATTTGTCCAGATACAAAACCTTTAGAAGCAAGTGTCGCAGCTGCATTATCAAAGAACTGAATAGTAATACTACCAGCTGCTCTTGCAGTTACAATAGCTTTACCTTCAACACCGTTAACTGTATCCATGATAACAACAGTGTCGTTAACAGAGATTACATTTTCTACTAAAGTGTTTCCAGCACCACCTACAGGAATATCTAATTGACTTGGAGTACCACCTGCATATGTACAATCGTTATATGCAATGTGTAATCTATTTTGCTCAGACCAAATTACTTGATCAGATGTCATTGGCATTTCAGCGCCAACCATTCTTAAAAAACCAGACAACGTTCTGTTTCCATAACGCTCTACTTCTTGTTCGTAGACCTCTGGTAAATACTGTTGGGCGAAATCATTATTTCCATCATTAAACTTTAAGTAGTTGCTGTTCATCAACTCTTGTTTTGATGAAGGTATGATTGACCCAAATTGTGGAGTTAAACTCATAATTTGTAATTTTTAATTAGTTAAATTTTCTTGTTTTAATTTTCAATTTTGTAGAATCAGCACCGCTAATTGATCTTACTTTCAAGCCACCGATAAAAACATCTCCTTTATTTGCTTCCCTTGCTTTAACATCAGAAAGATTTTTAGATTTGTTTACTACTTCTTTAACAGCGTCGGCTTTACCTTGTTCGTAAAAATGAGCAGCGATTTTATCTACATTTTCAGCAGCATACATAGCTTTATGATAACCAGCTGGGTCTACCACATTACCATCTCCATCTAGGAACTTCCCTATGAGATTGTTAATGTTTGACTGGTTTTCTGCAATTTTTTCACGATTTTGTATATTATACTTATATCTCTTATCTCCAACTGAAATATCAAAACCTTTGAAATCTTCATTGAAAAGATTATTAGTTTTAAGTTTAAAATCTTCGTGTAATTGCTCAGCTTTAGTCTGCTCCTCTTGGTATCGGTTGAAAAAGTCCATTGCTTTTTGTTGTTCTTGAGTAACACCCGGTCTCAACTTGATCTCGTCGTAATATTTTTGTTTCAAGTCTTCCAAATAAGTTTTGGCTTTTGCAACTTCTTCTTTAAACGCAAGTTTCTTTTTGCGTATTTCTTTTTCTTCATGTATATCTTCGTCCCACGTATAATCTTCTAATATAAGATTAACATCGTCTGAATCTAAATGAGGTTTATTTTTTTTATAATATTCTTTTAACAATGCTGTTTCATCAATGTTACTGTAATCCGCGTTTAATCTAACATAGTCTTCTACAGTACCACCAGTTTCTTCCATAAAGTTTACAAGTTTTTCTACGTTTTCAGGTAACTGTTTACCTAATACTTGTTCATCTCTTTTAGCTTCTTTTACTTCAGCTTTAACCTTTTCAACTTCTTCTTCAGTTACTTCTTTGATCGGAGAAAACCCTTCAGTAGTCTCGTTGGACTCTTGTACAGGTTCTCCCACCTTTGCGCTATCTCCGGATGGTTCGCCCACAGGTACCTCCTTTGTTTCTCCGATTTGAATGGCATCGTCTTCTTTTTTAATTTCAACCTTTTTAACAGCAGGTTCAACTTCAACTAAAGGTTCTTTAATATTAACCTTTGGTATTTCTTGTTCTTTATTACCTAATTGTTTTGGTTTTTTAGGTTTACTTTTTAATTTAAAGTCACCTTCCTGTTTAACAGGTTCATTTGTTTTTATTTCTTCTGACATAATATAATATAATTAAATAATTAATGATTAAGGATTAGGAATACCCATGGTTTGTTTACCTTCTAATTCAAAGTTTATTGGATTACTATCATTTTTTCTTTGAGAAATCATTTTACTTTGTTGAGTACCTTCCATTTTTATTCTTTTATCCTTAGCTTGTTCTCTTTGTTGTTCTCTTGATGTTGTGCCTTGCTCTTGTAATTTAGCAAGTTCCATATCATTTTTATGTTGTTGCATCATTTTTTGCTGATCTAACTGAGCTTGCAACTGCATACGATCTTTTTCAAACTCACTTTTAGCTTTTTCATACTCTACATTAGCACCAGATATTGCTTGTTGTTTTTGTACTTCAGCCATAGCTGTTTTTTCTGCAGCTTGTGCTTGAGCTTGACTTTGAGCTTGAATATTAGCTTGTTGATTTTCTTGTTCTTGTCTTTGTCTTTGCTTACGTTTTATTTTAAGCATTTGATTAGCAAGTTTAAGATTTTTAATTTGTCTTAAATCTATAGCATCTTCAACATCAATATTTTTAGCTTGCAAAGCTATTTGTATATTCGCTTCTAATTGTTGTTTTTCTTCCTCATCTGGTTCTAATTCTAAGAAAATACCAAAGTCATGTAAATTAAGATTAACAACTTCTTTTAAAGTTTTAACATTGTAAGTAGAAATAGAGTTTTGTAACGATGATTTTGTTAAAGGAAACTCTAAAGCATCAGCTATTTTTAAGCTAATATTTTCTGCTAATTTAAGAGTCAAAAACAAACTAGACTGTACAATATGTCTAGTTGCTACATTTGATGCATTAGCGGCTAGTTTCTGTAATCCTACAAGTGTGTTACGGTCTGGTAAACTACCATCTCTAGCTTCATTTAGTCCGGTCACGTCTCTTATCATTTGTAAATAGTATTGATAAGTCTGTATAAGACTAGATATTTTAGCATTACCACTTCCAGACTGTAATTCTTGTATAGGCACTTTACCAGCGTTCATATCGCCTTCTTGAGTTAATGATCTACCTACTATACTACCAGTTTGAAAATACATATTTAATGCTTCTGCTGGATTATAATTAGTATT